ATTGAGTCGAACCATAAGGCAATATCTAATGGTTGGCTGGACTATCTGCTGTTTGAATAGCCCCCCCCTAAGGTGCCGATAAGATAGGGAAAAACCCTCTTATTACAATATGTTGCACACACGGTTCTATTAATTTGGACCTGTAGACTAGATTACTAACTTATTGCTTTTCTTGATATTTTCCTCAGCCGGCAATAGTTGAAGGTTCCAAGGCACGTTCAATCCACAAACATTCTCACCCCTAATAGGGATTATGTGGTCTAGGTGGAATTCCTGACCCTGTTCTCGTAACAGGTCTCTTTGGGCTATAAGGTCCCTAATTTGCTTCCTATGCTCTTTAGTTAGCCATTTAGGAGTGCACTCTCTGAGCCTAAGCTCTCTTAAGTACTTATTTTGTTTAGACAGTAGCTTCCCCTTAGGGGTCTTTTTCATGGCTTTCATATAAGCCCGGCCTCTTTCAGTCTTTCTCCAGGCATCCGTATAGGCCTTATGCTTTAAACGGTACTCAGGATCAGCTAGGCGCTTCTCTCTTCGTATGCGTATGTTGTCTTCAGGAGTGCGCCGGCACTCGGAGCACTGATAAGCCAATGCGGTGCGCTTAGTTACATAATCTAAGCAACCCTTAGTCTTGTGGCACTTATTACATTCTATAAAGAGCTCTTGTTGCCAATAGGATCTTTTTTCTATCTTATATGATTCATACATATGAAGATAAGTTAACCGGTGTTTAGATATTAGTCAATTAGTTTAATGCAACTAAACTACTTAGGTTTAATTCAGGCGCTTCAGATTATTAAAAGCCTTTATAAGCGGCTTAGAAGCTTTTCTGGTGAGTTTAACCCCATCATAGTGGTTCTTCAGGACGAAGAAAGGCTCTCCACCCTCATCATAGATCCTAATAGACCAGGACCCTATTTCTATCCAGCCGGGCTCAAAGCTCATGCTAAACGGAGTGCCCCGCCAACTCATAGGCCCTCTAAACAGTTTAAGAACAAATTGACCCAGTCTAACTTTTCTTTTAGAAAAGGTCATAGTCTACCCCTGTCCCAATGGGCTTCTATCCAATCAATCAGTTCCGGAGTGCAGCTCAGTAGGGTCGAATAACCCACCACCTCATTTAAAGACGCCCAACAAAGCTGGATTATGGATGGGTGTTTACCCCGTAACACTAGCCTAAATCGCCCCACGCCCGCTGCGGCTGGGATTCTGCAGTCTAGGGACCAGATTTTAGGTGCCGGCTCTAGACCTCGTATTAACTGGCATAGTCGTATGTTTGATTTCATAAAGTTTCCTCATCCTTAAAGAGATAAACCCCGAAGCCATGCTTGGTAGCTATACAAGCTCCTTGGTCGTGAATATACACTATGCTGCTCCCTATCCTGTATTCGTCTTTAAGATGGCCAGGATCCTCCCCAGGCTTAGAAGGCCGTAGCTTGGTTATAAGCCGGCCTACTCTAAAGCACCAGCGTTGGAAGGGTTTCAGCTTTCTCATTTCGTTAAAACTCCAACAACGTCGTCCCCTACTATAGTACCATGACGGTTCCTTAGGTATCTAAATACAAGCCCCAGCTTAGCCTCATTATACCAATTAATGAATCCATTCGGATACCTATACACCTCATCCGGATAGGCTAGATTATATCCCCGATCTACGATGTATTGTTCCACATCGAGTATGTCCTCGTAATTTAAGGCTTTTAGATTTGCTATGAATTGACATGAGCGCATAGCTTTCATAAATTCTTCCTAAAGGAAGCGAAGGTAGCCTCTAGAGCTTGGTGTTCCTCCCTAGGCCACACAGCTATGTTACGGGTTAGCATCAGTCCCTGTAACTTAAAAGCTACATCGCCTTTCCTGCTATAGGCTCGCCCTATAAACAGGTTCACGGCGTCATAGCCTATTGTGAGGAAGTAGCCACGTCTTATTAGCACGCCTGGGAGGCTCGAGGTTGAACTTTCTGTATAGCTCTGCCACCTCAGGTCATCCAGATGGATTGTATAGGTGCCTTGGGCCTGATAGAACGGGTGCACACCCCCGTTCAAGAGAGAGGCAGATGAACCTTCCGGACATTCCGGAAACATGGTCGTTATGGCCTGACATAGTCTCATAGCTTTTCCTTTAGAAAAGGTCATGGCTTGTACCGTTCCTTAGCCTCTGGGGTTATGTAATAGCTATCGTCGTCATACCATAGCCCATATTCTTTAAATATGTCGAGCCTGTTCCAGGTTTGGAATATTAGCATAAGACCCTCTCTACGAAGTAGGGCATGCCAGTCCATAAAGCCTATGGGCTCAAGAGTTGGCACACTCTGGCACAATCGAAGTGTCATATACAAGCCTGACTAGCTTTGAAATAGAGAAAATCTGAATTATCATCTAGCCTTGCCACTTCTACTATAGCAGTTAGCGTACCTTCAAAGTAGTCTAGTCCCAAGTCTACTGTATAATTTTCTTTAGGGCGCAGTCTTGTCCAAGAGGCATTTAAATACTCGGATTGCTGAGATAAAGCTTCTTCATGTTCCTTCTCAGAAATAGGCTTAAGCTTTGCAATAAGCTGACATAGCCTAGGTTTACCCGCATCTTCTCTCATCGCTCCCCGAAGGGGTAGATCAGTTGCCATCTGGGTTCTGCTCCTCATCCACTCTAGGATGGTCCTTATACTTCTCCCATACGCTCTCTAGGACGTAATGACTGCTGTAGCCCCCGCTGAAGGTACGCTCCTGAATGGACCAAAGTCCGGAACACTTGAATGTTTCTAGGCGGTTAAGCAGATAGTGTGAAAAGCCCTTGCTGCGGCTTTCTGGGAGTATCGTCATGAGAAGATTGACGAATTGGTATCTCGTGATCCATTTAAGAGGTCCTACAGTGGTGCACAAGCGCTTACCCATTAAGCCATTATGCTAGGGGTAGTTCTATTGGTCAAGCAGTTTTATTTTCTTATAAGCCTGAGGTGTGGCGAAGAAGGCGGCCCAACCATTGCCTCTAGTCTTAAAGATTGAATAGCTCCAACTCCAAAGTCGGACTCATACTCTTGAATTGTATAGCCTTTTGTAAAAAAGTTAAGTGCTGACCAATAGTCAGTGGTGCTAATACGCTTTAGACGAGCTACTTGCTGACATAGACGCTTCATAGCAGAGTGGTTTCCCAGGTAGCTTCTATCCAGTCTGCCAGCTCCTTAGAACAGAACACACAGTCAGCCACTCCATCAGGATGCTCAATGGATATTAGGAGAGGAGTCTCGTTCAGTATGGTTAGCATCGTCTCCCCCACCCAGGCTCTAGGAGTGGGGTAGCGTTTATTTATCGGCAGGTCGTAGCGGTAGGGGACTAGCCCAGCCACTAGCTGGCATAAACGCTTCTTTGTGCTGCTATGGGTAGTAGGTGAGTTCTTTGCCATTGATCACCCGGTAGTCCGTGGTTACTAGTGGGGGCATGTTATATACCACCAAGCTTACCCCGTCTCCAGGTAGGCTATAGACCATCCACTTCTTAGTCTCCATAAGAATCCAAGCTGGATCCACTCTAAGACCATCAGCCAGTCCTTCGTAGAAGGTATTGGCATTCATCATGGTGCGGAGTATTTTAAATCTTAGAGGAGGAGATAGGGCCATGCTATTGGGCCATGTCCAAAATTGATTTAGCTACAATCGCGCTCAGCTGGTCTTTATCCACGCTGGCCGGCAGGTCTACCTTAGTCAGAGCCTTGCTCACCCGGTCATAGCTGTGGAGCAGCACTACTTGAGTTACAAGCTCTGCCAGCTCTTCCTCGGTAGGATAGAGTTCGAATGTTTGACCGACTTCTCTAGCGTAGACAATCTTCTTGCTTTGGTTCAGAACCGTTGCTAGAGCCTGTAGAAGGGGCATTTGTGCTATATCCATACTTACCGTCCTATTCCTGAGCTATAATATACTAAAAGGGCTAATAACAGTCCTGTTGTGCATTCTAAACCGTAATATAACACCGAAGACATCTTCGGCTTAAGCTTAATTCTCATAGGTTAAGCCAGTTCCCAGTCTACGGCCAATACATCCTCTACGGTCATTCTGTGGGTAGGTGGCTTACCTACTCCCATTGGGGAGCGTCCATCGTAGTTCTTGCTTACCGCATTCTCAAATAGACCGTAAGCTACTTTTACACTGTGGTCTGGGTTCCAGGCACGACGTCGGAAGTAGCGGCCTTCTGCTCTATTTACGATTTCGATGAGCGTAGTCATCACTACAGGCTTTCCAGTGCGCATGCTGATGATGGTACTGGTGTGGTCATTAGCTCCATATGGTGAGCCTTGTGCTGCGTTATATTGGATTGGCGCGCATTGAGGGCGCGAAGCGTCCGTGATTAGCTTTGCAAACTTATGCTTGAGCAGGGTTCCTAGGAAAGTGTTCATACTCCTAGAATAGCATGAGGCTATCAGGTGTCAATAAGATATTTAGAGAACATGGATAGGTAGTAGTAGGCTAGGTGTTTAGGTAGGAGGTAGCGGGTGTCGATCTTTCTTATAATGGCCGTAGAGCCGTTCATGGTCACTATAAACAGCTTTTTAGTTTCATCTTGTATGTCCTTAGGAAAGAACTTAAGTTCCATATCAGTATGAACTTTTACCTTAAAGTTTTTTTTACCAAGTTCCTGACATTTGCGCCTAGCCATAGAGTAGCCCAGGAGTACACATGTATTGTATAGGTTGGACTGAGGCTTGTCTTAGGATGAGGGCTGCATAGTTGTCGTCTAGCTGTAGTATCTGAACAAATAGCCCGCTGTTGGATAGGCATTTAAAATAAACTACCTGCCCCTTACCTATTATGTGAGCGCAGGACTCTCTTTCACATTTTTGAAGTCTTCCTGCTACTCTTCCGATGGTGTTGCATTTGTACATAGATAGAATCTCATATAGTCATCATAAGGGAAGGTAGGGAATAGAGGATATATAGCCAGTATGTGTGAGTCAGGCAGCTCGATTATGTGCACGGTGCCCGTTTCTAGGAAGAATATCCATCCAGTCTCCAGGTTGTCTGGCATAGGATCATAGATTTCGTGTTCATCTAGAAGCCTGAAAGCAAATTCTTGTGATATTGGGTTGCAGGTGGTTATTAGATTCCCCACCTTAACACACTTCCTCATATACTGAACATGTTTTATTCAGCTTCTGTGCCTACGTAGTATTTGATCATTCCGGACTTAGTGTAGTCTAGTCTCACTAGCATTAGGGCCTTAGCATAGAAGTAGATCTTATACTCAATGCCACCGCTGTCTAGGATAAGGTCTGCATGTTTCATCAGCCAGCCTTGCAAACCTTCAGTTCCAAACTCAGTGAACGCGCGTGCGCTATCTATAGCCCTGAACTGAGAATACTTTGCTAGCTTACGGCAATTACGAGTCTTCACTAGAAGTACTTTCTAGAGCTAGGCTCGCTCTCATCCAAAAACAGGTAATAGGTTCTAGCTCTAAATAGAGGGTTGCCCACAGCCACCATGAAGTATTGGTTGTCTCGATAGATGTTTAGGTCAGGAGACTCATACACTTTGTCTCCCTGGCTCCTAATTAGGTTAGCCGTGGTATGGCTACACGTACTTCTTTTCATTTTTAGTAGGGCTGCGGCTAAGAAAACTATCCGGAAGTTTCTCTTTGAGGATGTATTCTTTGCCATAATAGTATATCCCTGACTCACTTCTTAAAACTCTACCGCCACCTACAACTAACACTAGCTCAAGTTGGTTGCTCACGTAAAGGATTAAACCTTTTTCGTGGTACTCGGCTATTATTTGCTTATGCATTAGGAATCTTGAGGTGTGCGATACAGGGGAAAGAGGGTTGAAGTTCCTTAGACCCTCAGAGATGATGGAACAGATCCGTTTTGGATGCGTCACAACTCATGCCACACGACGTGGCCTAGGCCCACGGATTGAGAGGTTAGCTGATGTGGGAGTGAGTTGGGACATTGTCCTACTCCAAATCTTTATCATCACAGTGACGTGCGCAGTTAGTGTGATTAATTTTCTCGCATACTCGAATTTTTGGATTCTTGATGCAATGAGTTTCTCTATGCTCACGTTCTTCTAAAGAGCGAATCTCGGCGCTTGTGATAAGACCTGCTGCAAATGCCACTACAATAAAAATTGCTATCATATATTACCACTCCACCATCATAGTAGTTGAACTACGCACAGATACTGCATATCCAGCTTCAGTAAGTTCTTCCTCTGCGAAATATTGAAATTCCGGAGAGGTCGTCACTAGCAAACTCCTAGAACCTTCTTCCGTCGTCCTTTTAATATTTGCGTTAAAATACTTAATGAATTGTTCTAGGGTAGAGTCAATTCCTGATTCACTTAGAATCTCTGCTTCAGCTGCTGTGATTAGTTTTTCTTCCATTATCCAAAACTCCAATCAATAATCATATATTCAGGATCCGAGCAGTCGGATTCTGTAGAATAGCTTAACCAATATCCTAAACTAGTTAATAGCTCTGTATAAGGTCTATAAACTTCATAATCTACAGCTAACTTAGTGTTTCCTAATTTAGATGCATTCTTAATTTCTAGGCTTAACTTATCTAATAGCAATTCTTTTCTTTCAGAAGCACTCTCTAAATACAAAGCCTTAGATTCCTTAGCTGTGAGTAGCTCTACCATACGATATTAAACCCCGGTGCCATCATCGTTAGGTTTCCACGAGTCACTACGATCATAGTAGAGGATGGACGAAGGCCTGCTGCTGTAAGTTCCTGTTGAAGCTCATGACTAATGTGCTCAATCTCCAGATAAGCTTTTCCTGCCAAGGCTCTAGCTTTTAATAGTGCCTCTAGATCTTCGCGTTCCTTCAGAAGGATGCGTTCTTTATTTTCTTGGGTCAGGGTTCTTAGATCTTCTGCTTTAATCATGCGGTCTCCTTGTGTTCAATAGCATAATAGCCGTCTGGGTCAACTTTAGTTACAGTATACCCGAAATTGGTGAAGTGGGTAATAACATTCGGAGTGATTACCTCTGGGTGGCGGTATACGGGCTGCTGATTATTTGTGATGTAATTAAAATCCATTTCGGAATGCAGACTGTGGATAGTAGCTTTTTCAGCTTCCGTAAATTCTGGTACAGGCTTATCGGTAAGGTAAAACATATTATCCCCAATTAATGATTAGTTTGTTATTTTCCTGCTGCACATTATATCCAGCCCAGGACAAAGCCTTAAGTATCTCATGTCTGTTTTCAGGAGTGGAGAACTCTCCGAAAAAATGATAAGTCAGCTCAGTATGGCCTACAACAGCCCGTCTGACCAAATCTTGATTAATGTTTGCTAGTTTTTCTTGCAAGGTCTCTTCTGTGTTGAGCAGACCTTTTTCACTAAGTTCTTTTAAACGCTTTATTGGGATAATATCGTCTACCATTTTATGCTCGCTCCTTCTTCATCCTGCTCTACTCGTAGTCCACGTTGGGTCAGGTCTGCTACGATAGATTCATCGATGAAGGATTTACCCACAGTGAGCTCCCTACGTCCTTTAAAGGCTTGTATGGACAGATCTCTCAGGATGTTCTTAAGCTTGCGGGTGCTATAATCTTCTTTAACCATATAGCGTGTAGCTTCGTTAATCGTGCTCATGGTTTTTAAGATATCTGCTGTAATACTCACGTTCATCCTCCAAAGTGCTCAATCGTCTATACAAAGCTAGTCCAAAACTTATAAAAGCCCATCCTACCAAAACCAATAAAATATTAGGAAAAAAGGCTAGGCTTACTAATAGGTCCATAATTAAACTCTAACTTTCTTTATCCACTAGGTCAAGAAGTATCTCGGCTTCTCCATCCTTATAGTTTAATACAGCGGCTACTGCCTTTTTATTAGGCAGCTCCTCTTCCTGGTGATATCTAGTATTTGAGTTATCCTCTACCTGGCCTGCTAGATAGATGGCAATGTCTTTGGCATCTTCTTCATCCTTACAGATCATAGTAACTACAGTGGGTAGACTTGATTTAGTTATATTAAACAAGCTAAGTTCATCCATTGACTGACCGATCTCTCATTTGGCGATACATTGCAGCCTGTACCACCAGTCTGAACAACAGCTGTCTGTCCTGCCCATCTCGCATAGTCATAAGCTCTCTAAGCGTACCAAAGAACTCTGGTCGATCATACACAGCTAGCACTGCTGCTACTTCGTTGGGATTATCCGTCATTGCTCTTACCGTTGCTTCTAGTTTATCCATCCAATAAATATCTCACCACACCGGCTGCAGGTCAACATCTATTTTACTACCCTCACCTTCGGACGAAGCTTCCCCCTTTTCACCCACCACCTTGTACGATGTAGTAAATTAGGTTAACTCTTTGTCAGCCACGCTAAGGTAGTTTGTTCTGCTGCCGGACCCACCCACCAACTAGACGACTCTAGGAGGATCTGTTATTCCGACTTCCGGTTAGAGCCCTATAGGGTTCCGGAGTTCACTCTTGGTAGTAACCAAACAAACTTGAAAAGAAGGTCGAACCATCGATCAACTGCTTTGAAAGATGTTCTACGAAACATTACCTACTTTAGCTTTTGCCTTATGTCTTGAGGAGAATTGCCGACTGAAGCACTACTAGGGCGGGGATAAATCAAGTTTGCCTCTAGCTTTCACTACTACAGCCGGCCATTTCCTTGCACCCACAGCTAGCTTATAATTCTTCGTCTAGCCATTCTTGCGATGAGTCGGGGAGCGGCCTCATTGGCTGCAATTGACTCTACTTTTATTCTAGTTTATTCGCCTAACGGCAGGAGGAAACCAGAGATACAAAAAAACCTGTTTACAGAATATCAAAGATTGGGTAGAATGTAAAGATATGATAACGGCAGAGCAAGCAAATAAGTTGACTCGAGAGAAGCTAGAACTAGACCAGCATATGAGGCAGAAGGGCAACCTTGAGTATTCTTTGTATGTAGCTGTAAGTGAGGGTAAGTTCTCAATAGATTTTCAGGATTTGAGTGAAGATAGAAAATTAGAATTAGAGAAGGTGGGATTTAAGGTCACTAAAAATGACTCACTTTCTAGAATAGAATGGAATAAGACATGATTAATCAAAGAGTATTGGTAAATTTGAAAACGGCTCTAGGTAGCGCATTTGCAGTACGAGGTATTGTAACTGCTCAGGATAGTGATTTTACAACTTTGGATGTTGCTGATGAATTGGAAGTACAAACTATTAAAAATAGCTTTAGTACTCGAGTATCTCAAGAGGCTACAAGCTACGTAGTAGTAATTCACAACGCAAACATTGCAGGAGTTATTTTGCTGTGATAACCATCCAAGAAGCTATTAAACTAAAATCATCGAGACGTATGCCTAAGACCGAGGAAGAGCTTGCTGAGCGTATTAAAGAAATAGCACAGGCCGGTGGGTCTATCGCTAGCTTCACGTTTAAAGACTCCAAGACGGCCACGGTGCTCACTCAGAAGCTAGACCAGTGGGGATTCAAGACAGCTCAATACAGCTCCGAGGTAGACGTCTATTGGGATAGCGGGGATGAGTTGTGATAGAACTCAATAACGAAAAGGTTCTGATGGTGGATGTGGATCATACTCTCATTGTATGGGAGCTAAGCGACTATCCAGACTTAGAGCGGCTAACTGTAGATTTTAACGGCTATCGCACTGAACTTGGCATTCATAAAAAGAATGTTAATCTTCTAAAGAAGTTTGCTAAGCTTGGATACAGCGTGGTTGTTTGGAGCCGTTCTGGTGCTAGCTGGGCAAGTTGCATCTCGAAAGCACTCAAGATTGAAGACTATGTTACAGCCTGCATGAGCAAGCCTTTGTTCTATCTGGATGATCAAGACTGTAAGAAATGGATGGGGAGCCGCATCTGGCGTGACCCGATTACAGGAAAAGAGCAGACGGACTAGCTCTTTTTTTAGCCAGTAAGTTACCAAGATAGTAACCTACCGGCTATTTTTAATCCTCATAATCTCTAGGATAGATGTAGGCAAATAGATGCCTATCTTTATCGTAGGTGCATTTATAAATAACATCTTTGGTCGTTAAGTTGCTGCAGTGATGATAGTAGTAGAACTTAAGCTTAGCTGGCGTGCAGATCGTTTTATCCAGGTTAGGATAATAGGCGCACTTAGCCTCAGCCTCTCTGGTCATACACTGAGTGCCATTAGACATGCACATAGTGGCTTTAACCATGATATAGAAGATATTCCAAGGTCCGCTCATTAGATGCTCTTAGGTAGATATTTAGTTAGAGGATGTTCGTATATCTTACAATAGTCACCAAAAGCCTGCCCGTAGCCTTCTGGATAGAACTGAAGCACCCGTTTATTAAACAAATACGAAGTCTTTTGGATGAGCCAGTTCATGATACGGCTAGACTTATTATAACTCCTAGCGCTGTAGCTCTTCATAAGGCCTACAAGTACGAAATCGTGGATTCTGTTTCCTTTACGAATACTAACGTATGTCGTGAACAAACGCTCTAGGATGTAATAGCAGGCTAAGAAGAAGGGTACGCGCTTATTGGCACACATGTACATTTGAGCGATGAGCTGTGGAAATCTAATTAACCAGCTGCTAGCCGTGATCTTCCCAGGGTTGATATTGTTATAGTTGAACCAATTCTTCTTACCATAGTCTAAGATAGCCTCTACACCCTCATAATAGCCTACAAGGTGGTAACCTGCGCATAGACCTGAGTAATCATCGATGCTTTCTTGAGTTAGGAATAAAGGAGAGCGGTTATAGAGGCCCTCGTAGCCAGGAACCTTACAAGTAGCCATAAGAGCAATATAGTCTTTAATCTCTTGCTCAGTGAGAAGCCCCATCTCCTTAAGAGAAATCATAGCTTCAGCCGTATAGAGAAGACCATTACCTGTTATCTCATTACGATCCGGAAAAGGACTTACCATGCCTGCAGGATCACGCCACTGTGCAAATTCAATATTAGGAATACTCATCGTTTGTCCTTTAAAGGTATATTTTGTTCGTTTACTTTACATTTTACTGCCCAAGTAGGTAGCTCTAGAGCCTTATCTTCCTGGATCATTATAATCTTAGTAGGAGGAAGCTGCAAAGAGGCGCAGAGAGAGCCCCAGAGCTTAACAACGTCCCCTTTTTTTATTTGTAGCAATCTTCGTACCATCGTGATAAAATCATAGCATGAACCCGAATTTAGATCAAATACTAGGGCATATGGGATTTTTAAAGACCCCTACCGAATATTGGAAGACTTGCATGCTCAAAGAACCCTTTAACGGTTTAATGACTGTCACTATCACTATTCCAACTACTGTAAGCAGCCTATTTGAGTTAATGGCTTTTTTAAGACAAGCTACCTTTTCTAGATTCATGCACAAGCCATACAAACTAAAGTATAGAGAAGCTTATAAGTTCCTAGAAGATCAACTGCTAAACTTTCCAGTGCCGCCAGAGGCTATTCAAAAATGAGAGTTCTCGTTATCGGTAAGGGAGTTTGGGGAACTAAGCTCTATAATACCGTATGCACCCTAGGATATGAAGTAGTGGCCGCCACCAGAGACTGGGAAGATCATCTAACCAATGTTACACATGCTATCATAGCAACTCCAGCAAGCTCCCATGCAGCAATAGCCGAATCACTGCTAAGGCGAGGCATCCACTGCCTAGTTGAAAAGCCAGCCGTGTTGACTACAGAGCAGGCTTTGAGACTTAAAGAGGCTTCCAACCTAGGAAACAGTAAGGTCTTTTGTCATACCCCCTACCTCTATCATAATCTAAACATGAAACTTATCGAGAAGGTTACGGCAACCCCAGGCACATTTAGCTACAGATCTATACGAAAGAACGTAGAAGGTAAACACGCAGATGGAAATAGCTTTATAAACCTTGCAGCGCACGATCTAGCCAATCTTTGGGCTCTGGGAGCCAGAAACCTAGAGCTATCCTATGCTTCAGTCTGTAAGAACGATATTACAGTTAGTCTGCATAATATTACATCAGAAGAAATTTGTCGCAGAGCTTATATAACTACTGGAAAACTGGCTGACCGTAAAACTAGGTATATATATATTGAGAAGGATAAAGCTAAGTCTTATCAATTAGTGGACGATAAATTTTTGATTAGATGTTCAGAGCTAGATGAAACTTTACTTCCTAGTACTAATGCTATAGAATATAGTCTAAAGGACTTCATAGCTTTTACTCACGCCCCCTGTGACATAGAGTTTATTGAGTGGTCCGCAAAACTTATAGAAACCGTAAGTACCCATTTAGGGTCCATATGAACCAAATTTGAGTATATAAAAATATGAGCGAAAACAGAAAACCTAGATTACTTGTAACTTCCCCTCTCCTTGATGACGCAAATAGTGCTTGGCGAGTGATGGGACCTTTATCCAAGCTGAAGGATAAGTTTGATATCACTACGATGAATGGAGCCGATATTAAGTGGCATCACCTCCTTATGCATGACATCTTCTGGACCTCACGTCCATTTATGCAGCAGCATGTTCAGATGTCTATCATGGCTAAGAATCTAGGGATCCCAGTCATCTCTGAAATAGATGATGATCTTCTCCATGTACCTTCCGACAACCCAACTTTTCATAACTATGCTCATCCGGCTCATCAGCAAGGTGTACGCCAGTGCCACATGCTGGCAGACCTTCTCTTTTTAAGTACAGAGCATTTGAACAAGATTTACGGTCCATACGCGGCTAAGACGGTAGTAGTAAATAACGCTTATGATGATCGGCTAATGAAGTTTAGGATTAAAAATAAGAAAACTAAGACTATCGTTTATCGCGGTTCTGATAGCCACGTACGCGATGTTCTCCACTTCCAAAAAGAGATTTTAGACGTTTATAACGAAAAGCCAGACTGGAAATGGGACTTCTTAGGATATCGTCCTTGGTTCTTGGCAGACTATATGCCAAAAGCAACCTTCCATGGCGGTTGGGAATTTATAACCTACTATCAAAAAATGTTAGAGATTAATCCAGATATCATTATCGTGCCTCTTCACGACAACATCTTTAATAAAAGTAAGTCTAACATCGCAGCCTTAGAAGGCGCAGTCATGGGAGCAGTGGCTCTTGTACCGGATTGGGAAGAGTGGACTCGCATTCCTGGAGTAGTTACCTACAAGGATAAGGAAGACTTTAAAAAGAAGCTCCTTATGATGATGGACATGCCAGAAGAAGAGCTTTTGAAACGCAGAGAGCAAATTAAGACCTACTTTGAGAAGGAATGTAATCTAGATCAAATTAACGCAATTCGTGAAAAAGCCATCATGGAGCTTTACGAAGAGAAGGGTAAAAAGAAATGAAAACCATCATAATTGTAGGAGGAGGGTTTTTTGGATGCAAGCTAGCCCTTTTCCACAAACAAATCAACCCTGAAGATAAGGTGATGATCATTGAGGAGAAAGATTCTTTAATGGCTAGAGCTTCTTATTATAATCAGGCTAGATTACACTCTGGACCTCATTATCCACGTAGTGAGAAGACTGTAAAAAGCTGCGTAAAAAATCATAAACGTTTTGAAGCCGAATATCCTTCAGCTATAGTTAAAATCGATAACTACTACGCTATTGCTAAAGAGGGAAGTGAAGTCACAAGTGGACAATTTTTTGAAACCATGTCAACTCTGGGTGTGAAGATTGAGCAAGCGCCTAAAACTGACAATATCTGGTCCTATTTAAACCAAGATACTATTGAAGACTGCTTTAAGGTAGAGGAAAATGCCATAGATAACGCTAAACTGTGCAAGGCAGTTCTATCAAAGCTCAAAAAACTCAATGTACAGATACGCCTAAACACGAAGATAACTAAAATCTCTGATAATAGACTTTCTTGTAATACGGGAGAGGTATTTTTGGCAGATAAAATTTACTTATGTGCCTATTCTGGAAACAATACTATCCTAGAAGCTTCAGGACTTGAGCCTCTTAAAGTATTTTATGAGCGAGCATTGATGCTCAGAGTAAAAAACCCTCTTTTTAAAGATACCGCGCTTACTATAATGGACGGAGAGTTCTTCTCTATCTTTCCATTCCCTTCCGAAAAAGGTATTCATACTTTATCTAGCGTTAAACATACTGTATTAGATAGATGGACTTGGGAACAATCCACTCCTAAGTCGTTCTCTACCAATTACCCCCCAAACACGCCCTATAAATTCTATAAAGATGCCGCTATCCACTGTCCTAAGATTGATGAATTCTTATTTGAAAGTGAATTTGTGGAGATTAAAAGCTTGTTATTAAAGAATGAAAAGGATGATGGAAGACCCATTCTTTTTAAACAACAGCCAGATAACCCATTGGTAACATGCATAATAGGCGGAAAACTAGATAATGTTTACGACTTATTAGAAAAACTAACCGGATCATCTAATGATCTAAATATCGAGGAGACAGAATGAGCATTTCAATTTCAAATAGTTCAATTAAAGAGTCAGATCTTTCAGAATTTTATAAATTCGTAGAAGAGAATGGCTTTATGGTAGAGTCCAGCTGTGCCAAACTTGATACAGTTCCAGCTAGTGTTAAAGTTAACACAATTCAAAGTCTCTTTAAAGAACGTAAAGAGAGTACTTCAGATGCTTTAGATTATGTTTTCAAAAGAGCTTCCTTAGCGGGCATTCAAAACCTAGTCTTTGGATCTCCTGATAGGCGTTCTTTTCTTACTAGAGATAATTTAAAAGCTCACCTTAAGCAAAATTTAGGATCAGCGCTTCTTATTGAAAATACCGCTCCAGTATATGGCTCAGATACCTTATATAACCCAAAAGAATTAGTGAAATTCTGTGATAGTGCTGGTTTTTTCAATTTAGGAATTTGTTTCGATATTGAGCATCACAGACTACAAGGTTGCCCAACTATTGCCGATATTCCAGTAGCATTTTCTAACTGGGTAAAGCAGGTGAGTGTTTCACCTATGTTCCATAAGTTAGAATATGATTGGAATTTTATTTCTTATGTGTTAGGATCTATTTATCAACCTTGGATGTCCGTATCATTAACGGACAATAGTGGAGATCTTAATAAAATTAAGGCCGCTGCTTTAAAGCTTAAAGAACTAGTCGAAGAAATTAAAAAAGGTCAGGAAAAAACTCAATGAAAAAGCTACTAATAGTCCATAATGAATTCGGACTCTCAGGGGCGCCTGTAGCAGCTTATAATCTAGTTAAGCAACTTAAGGATAAGTATCAAGTTACTTGCGTTTCTCCAAGTTCTGGTACACTTGAAAAACTTTATTCCGAGCTTAAAGTAGAGACTAGAGTCATACCAAACTTAATGGGAGATCCCTCAGTAGCGTATAGTATAGCCGAAGGCTTTGATTTGGCGATAGTTTATTGTACTCCGTGCTATTTTTCTGCTATTGGCCTAACTAATGCTGGAGTACCTACCATTTTCTATCTTCATGAGTCTAAGGCCGCTGGAACTCAGTTAGTCTCAGACCAAATTTTTGCAAAGTTAGCCCTTTCTAAAGTTGCCGCCTTAGTTTTTAACTCTCAGTATGCTTATGATCTCTTTAATCACCTACATACCAACAAGAATACGCACATAATTCCCATAGGCATGGATATTCCAGATGCTTCCATAGAATACAAGCCAGTATTAAATAAAGATCCTAATAAAAAATATCTACTTCAGATCGGAAGCGTAGAGCATCGTAAAGGAAATGACATCTTTACTAAGGCAATCATAGACGCTCCTAAGACCTTCGAAGGTGTTATCGTCGGTCGAGTTCTAGATCCAGGTTTGAAAGCTCAAATTGACTCTGTATCTCAAGGGAGAGTTCACTTCGTAGGTGAAGTATCTCAAGAAACTGTTAAAGCTTTCATTAAGCACGCAGATGGACTTGTAATGGCCTCAAGGGATGAGACTTTACCTACAGTTATTCTAGATAGTATGGCTATGGGGCTTCCAGTAATCAGCTCGGATGTAGGAGCTATTCCAGAAGTCATCAAAAATGGCCAAACCGGCTATTTATTCGAGTCCGGAAGTCCGGAAAGCCTAACCAAAAAGATCAAAGAGGCCTTTGGAAACAAGAACCTATCGAAAATTGTAGATAACGCTAAAAAACTGGTCCTGGAAAACCGTACAGTCGAGATCCATGGCAATAAGTTTGTAGAGTTGATCGAAAGCTTGACTCAATCAAAGTAGTATAGTAATGTAAAGATGCTCGGAGGCTGACGTTATTGAACTATCCCTCGGTTAAGGATGACTGAGGGAAGTTTCCGAACAAGTTATATTATAGAAGCATTAGTGATCTGCAAAAAGCACAAATATTGATATATTAGCTATTTTAGCATCAAGGCTGTTACGCAGGAATTAGTACTTTACGTTAAAGGTTAAAAAACATGAATTTAATTAAAGCTCATTACGGCTCACTATTGCTATTGGTAGCTACGGCTAAATTGCTCATCTTTGGAGCTAGCCTAGCAGAATCCATCTGTTTCGGTTTTATCACTCTTCTCACGGGCTGGCAGATCTATCTAGCCCATATCCGACTCCACAACATTCATCAACGACAAATCAACCTCTTGAAAAAAGATATTCATCATCTTAAAGCTATTTCGGTACAAATTGCATCGATTAACTCTTCGATCACAGGTAAAGCTGCGATTCAAGGCGGAGCTAAGAATTATACCTGGTCAGGACAATAATGGCCGAGTCGGAAGTTATCTCTATTAAGGGACTCAAAGACTTCAAGACTATAGCCGAGCTTAAAGCTCATGCCGAAGCTCAACAAAAATCTCTAGTAATACTAACAGAAGAGCTAGAAAAAGCTAGACAGCAAATAGCCACCCTTCAAAACTTCATAACAAATCCAAACATAGCTCGCCTAGACTCCAAAAGTGTGGGGGAGGTTCTTTGTGAGACTGAAATTGAGAAGCTCTACGCTAAAGCTCAACTCCAACCGTTAGATTTAGAAGACACTAAAAAGCTAGATTTGTTCATGAAAAACCTATATCTAGCAAGAAACAACACACCAAAAGAAGATCCTAAAGAAGTACTTTCAGTTACTAGCGACGTAGATCTTCTAGCCTTGGCAGGAGGCTCCTATGACGGATCCTCAAACAATTGATGCCAAACGTAAATTAGCTCGGAATCTTCTTTGGAAAAAGGGCGACCTGTCCTGGAAACTAGATCCTCTTCAGCAAGAGATGCGTAAGAAGTTTTACGAGGGGAACAATAAAATTAACGTTTGGCTAATGTCTAGACGTTTGGGTAAGTCCCACACTCTATGTACTCTAGCTATTGAGACCTGCATTAAACAAAAGAACGCTATAGTTAAGTATCTAGCCATGACTTCAAAACAGGCTAAGGAACTATCAGACTATATTATTATTAGTATAGTTGAGGATGCTCCACCAGAAGTTAAACCAGAGTTTTCTGTAAGAGATAGCTGCTGGAAGTTTCCAAATGGAGCCAAGATTCAGTTCGCTGGCGCTGATAATAATGGTGCTGAGAAGCTTAGGGGAGCCGCCTGTCATCTAGCTATTGTCGACGAAGCGGGCTTTTGTGACCAATTGACCTACTCAGTGCGTACGATTCTTCTCCCCACCCTCCTCACGACCAACGGTAAGTTAATCCTAAGTTCGACTCCTCCTACTCAAGGAGACCATGATTTCATAGAATTCATTCAAAAGGCTGAGGATGATAAATCCCTAATCAAAAAGACTATCTACGACTGTCCAAGATACACTAAAGAGTTTATTCAAGCTGAAATTGTAGACCAGTATCCAGGTGGCCTTAAAAACCGAGACTTTAGACGTGAATATTTAGTAGAAATGACCAGGAGTGAAGATCGAAACGTCATCCCTGAGTTTACTGAAGAGCTTCAGAGTAAGATTATTAAAGATTGGACTAGACCTGGGTTCTACGACTGCTACGTAGCTGCTGACTGGGGTATTACTGACTTAACCGGTATACTTTTTGCCTATTACGATTTCAAATCAGCTAAAGTCATTATTGAAGATGAACTTATCATGAATGGCGCTAGGATGAACACCTCTATCTTAGCTCAGGCTATCAAGGATAAGGAGCGAACTCTCTGGTCCGACCCTATTTCGGCTGAACCTAAACAGGTTTATATGCGAGTAGGTGATAATAACCTTCATATTATCCAAGATTTATCATTAATTCACCAACTTAACTTCGTTCCTACTGAAAAGCAGAACAAAGAGGGCTACCTAAACACCCTGAGAGTGATGTTGCAGGATGAAAAGATCATAATACACCCTAGATGTAAGAATCTGATAAACCATATCAAATATGCCGAGTGGACACCTAATTCTAAGACGTTTAGACGGTCTTCTACCTATGGTCACTATGACTTAGTAGACTGCCTTACCTATTTAATAAGAAATATGGTATACTCCAAGAATCCTTACCCACGAGGTAGCTTTGATTTAGGGGTTCAGCATAGGTCTCCTAGCTATAAAGAGCCTTTGTCGGTAAGTCATCAGACTATAAAAAACCTGTTTCATAAACCCAATAGAAGATAACAAGTTAACTATATGGCCGAAAACAACGAAAACGTCAATAATCAATACTTCGCTGCTAAGACCCCTGAAGAGACGGCCAATATTGTATTAGGCAAAGCTGATAAGCATTTCAAGTTCTTAGACACCACAGCCTACCTCTCCAAGTTGATTCAGTCCTGGAGAATGTATCACGGTGCGTATTACACCGGAGTGTCCACTAGCCATCAAGTATTCTTCGGCGGTGAGCAAGGTGAGCAGGTCAATTTAGCTGTTAACCACTTCCGCAACATTGCTCGTCACATGCTCGAGATGATCACAGCTAACCGACCAGTACTAGAAGCTCGTGCCATCAACACAGATCTTAAGTCTCTAGCTCAAACTAAGCTTGCAAATGGTCTTCTAGACTACTACGTTCGTGAGAAGCGTCTTGAGATGCACCTAAAGCGTGCTACAGAGCTCTCAATTGTCATGGGAGCCGGCTTCATTAAGATGGGATGGAATGCTACTAGCGGTGAGCAAGTAGATTTCGATGAAGAATTAGGCGTGCCAATCTATGAAGGTGATGTAGAGTTCTCAACTCTCTCCCCTCTCGATGTTTATTTCGACAATACCAAAGAAATGTTCACTAAGGACTGGATCGTAACCCGGTCTTTCCGTAACAAATATGATCTAGCCGCTAAGTATCCTGAATTGGCAGACAAGCTAACAGGACTTCGTACTAAAGGTAACTACGAGAAGTACAATACCTTCCTTTCCTACGATGAAACTGACGACGTAGCTGTATTTGAATTCTTCCATGCTCGTACAGAAGCAATGCCTCAAGGCCGCTATATGCTTTTCTGTACAAATGATACTATTCTTCAAGATGGTCCACTTCCTTATACGGATATTCCAGTATATCGCGTATCTCCATCGGACATTCTCGGAACTCCATTCGGCTATACTCCTTTGTTCGACTTAATGCCGATCCAAGAGACTATTAACTCTCTTTATTCTACGATTAGCACTAACCAGAATGCTTTTGGTGTTCAGAACATCCTTCTTCCTCGTGGAGCAGACATCGTTCCTAGCCAATTGGGTGGCGGGCTTAACGTTATTGAGTATAACCAGAACGTAGGTAAGCCAGAAGCTCTGAACCTCACAGCTACTCCTAAAGAAGTGTTCGACTTCCTTCAGATGCTTGAGAAGCAAATGGAAATCCTCTCCGGCGTATCTTCGGTGACTCGCGGAGCTCCAGAAGCCAGCCTTCGTACAGGTGCTGCTCTTGCTCTAGTTCAAAGTATGTCCATTCAGTTCTTGAACGGGCTACAACAGAGCTACGTAATGCTCCTTGAAGAAGTTGGCTCCGGACTTCTGACCATGCTTAAGCAGTTTGCTTCTACAAAGCGAGTAGCTGCGATTGTTGGCAAGAATAATCAAACGGAACTTCTAGAATTTAAAGGCGAAGACCTCTCAAACATCCAACGAGTGTCCGTAACGGTAGGCAACGCTCTTGCTCGTACCACTGCAGGACGATTTGAATTGGCTAACCAGTTCATTCAATACGGCATTGTGAAAGATCCAAGAGAAATCTTCCAGCTTATGGACACAGGTCAGATTCAGTCTATTATGGAAGACGACCAGAAACAGCTTATTTTGGTTAGAGCCGAGAACGAAGCTCTTCAGAGCGGTCAAACTCCAGTCGTCGCAACCATCCTAGACGAGCATATGGCGCATATCAATAAGCATAAAGAGGTTATTGCCGATCCACGTCTGAGAATGGATCCTGAGCTCGTACAGCGCGTCCTATCGCATATCCAAGAGCATATCAATCTCCTACAAACAGGGGATCCAACTCTTCTCCAGCTCACAGGTAATCCAAACATTCAACAACCACCTATGCAACCAGGCCAAGAAGGCGGACCACAGGGAGGACCTCCAGTAATGCAACCTCCAGGTCAAGTTAGACAGCCATCGCCGGCTAAAGTCCCTAACCCACCGGCTCCTTTCCAGGGAAATCCAACTAACCCTGCAGAGAGGCCACAAGGATAGCCGATGCCTACTTATGACGAATTAAAACAACAAAGAGAAGCTCGTATTTCTGAAGAAATGGCTAAAATTTCAGCTATGACTGGAAGCGGAAAGCAGCAAGAAGATCTTTTTGAAAAGAATTTACGAAATCCTATAAGAGTAGCAGCATTAGCCGCTCTTTCAGGAGAGAATCCCATCCCTGCAGTTAAGAAGGCGTATAACGACAATACTACCGTGAGTGGTGAGCAAGTAGCGAATAAATTGCTTTCTAGATTCGAAGAAGGTGGTATGCCGCTAAGAGCTCCAGGCCAAGAAGAATATATGCTACAAAAGCCTATGGGAGCGGTAATAGATACTGGAGTGGGAGCACTAACTCCAACAGGTATTCCAGGTGGAGCGGGTGTTATGGGATCTATGAAGCTCCTAAAAGCAGAAGCTCCTGCTGTATCTGAAGCAGCTAAGCGTATTGCAGCTCGTTTTGGAAAAACTGAAGCAGCTATTGCTCCTAAAATGGCTAGTGGGGCTCTAACAGAAGCTGAACAGCTTGGACAAAAAGCTATTCCTCTTTCCAGTGGCGAAGCTTATAAGAAAAAGATTGCGGATTTAGTTGAACAAAGAAATCAAGGACGTTTGAACGCTGAGATGGGAGATCTAATGAGTAAAACAGATCAACCATACATGCCAGCTAATATGAAAGCTAATAACGTTCGTGTTAAGTTAGAAGAACTTGCTCAAAAACGTGCAGATCAAATTGCGGCTCGTAAAAAGATAGCCACTGAATAAGGAAATTCAATGCCAGCTCCTTCAGCCTCACTTTTAGATTATCCTCAGGTATTACAACATGCCTTTGATGATTCTTTATGGGCTTTAAGAACAACTGGCTCTGCAGTACTGAACCCAACAGGCTCTATTGCAATTTCGGTAACTTCCACTGAGGATTCTTTCTCTTTAGGATTTCCAGATGGAGCTTCAGCTACATATACTTCAGTAAGTGGCAAAACAGGTCTGGATGTTTCGGTTTTAGGAGGTCTCACAGGCTCCTTTACCCAAACTGGCTTGAGTGTGGGATTATCTACCACTTCTGTTATTATAACAGATGTTCCTACTGCAATTCCAACTGTAGTATTGCCTAGCCGAAATGGGATTAGCGTTAGAGTAATTTCAGCAGAACCTGTATTTTTTGGACCAAGTGGAGTTACGGTGGATAATGGTTATCCTAAGTATCAGCGAGAAGAGATTGTAGCAGATGTTAAAGATAACTCTGCAGTATTAATTTATGGTGTTTGCGCAGCTGGGGCTACAAGTGAAGTCCGAGTAATGCAAATAGCATAATATAAAGTGTTAAGTTAGTTAATTGTTATGGCCTTTATTAGTCAAACTAGTATATTCGACGTTGGCGCGGCGAATAATCGTATTTCTAATGTACCCTGTGAAACCGCAGCTTCTGTCGGTGACTGGGTAGCTATGGATGTTACAGGGACAGCATATAGAGCATTAGCTGATAGTTTTGCCAATAGCAACGTTTTAGGCTTAGTCGAAGAAAAAGCCTCCGCCACATCATGCACCATTCGAGTATCAGGAGTTTCTTTAGCTCTATTCTCAGGATTAGATCCTAGTTATGAATATTTTTTAAGTGATACAACTCCAGGAGGCATGAGCATAGCACCTCCAACAGGATCTGGACACGTAATACTGAGAGTGGGTCAGCCGTTTTCTGCAACTACTTTTTTTGTGTCTCGTGGACAAAGGTTAGTAAGATCATGAAAAATACAAGTGATGTATGGTTCATGGCTTTTTTAATGAGTAAGGGCCATAAGATTGAAAAATATCAGGTAATAGCTCGTGGTAGGATTCGAGCTGAATTTACTTTTTCAGATTCTGAGTGGGTTTCGCTAAAACTTGAGTTTAATAATAGTGAATTAATTAAATATAAAGCACTTATAGATCAATTAAAGGACTTAGGGTACTAAATATATGGAAATATTAGGAAAATTAACTAAGGTAGATTATTGGCGCTGGAGGTTTGAAGCGAAGGACTTAGAAGCTTGTCAGCTTAAGTTAGATCTTCAAAAAGCTAATTGGGAAAAGCAACAAAAAGATCTTGATATTGCTAACTTAAAGCATCATATGGCTAAAGGCTTTATTAAAGATGCAGAAGAAAAACAAGTTATTAGGAAGAAAGAGTTTTTTGATTTCATCGAGGCTCTCGAGAAAAAACTAGGTTTTGAACTTAGAAATGCTGCCATCGATGATTATACGTTAGAAGTTAAAAAGTTAGACTAGTCAACAAATATAACGTAAGGTATTGAAATTATGGCACAAATTAAACTTTTGAAGATTGCTAGCGATGGCGTTCCATTAGAAATGGACATCGTTAATGACAGTATTGAATTAAATTCATTTACTGTAAACGGATCTAGCGCAGTATTCGCAGCTACTGGATTAGATATGAAAAATACTCCAGTAGTAGGAGTATCTGCAGTACAGTTCCAAAATCCGACCACTTCCACGATTAACCAAACAGCAGGTGTTCTTATTGTTGATAACATCATGGCTAAAGACCGTGAAAATCTCATGGCAGTTTCTGGAGCAGTTGCTTTCCCAGTAATCACAGACACAGCTGCTCAAGTAGATGCTTTCCGTCTTCCAGCTATTGCTGGGGTTCCTACAGCTTCTCCGGCTAACGCTGGCGAAGGTCATGTGGTATGGAATAGCGTAAACGACACCATGTATGTATGGAACGGTTTTTCTTGGGAACCACAAGGTGCGAATACGGATACTTACCTTGCAGGAACGGCTATTGCAGCTCGTGATGCAGTATATATTTCAGCTGCCTCATCCATCAGCCCAGCTTTGGCAGGTTCAGTAAGCTCGTCTTATGCAATCGGATTTGCTTCGGCTTCCGCTGCTTCAGGCGGTTCTGTGGTAGTACAAAGCAACGGAATTTTGCCAGGATTTTCTGGCTTAACTCCTGCTGCTCGATACTACTTGTCTGCAACAGCGGCAGGTCAGATTCAGTCGTCCATCCCAACTGGGGCGGGGAACTCGATTGTAAAAATGGGCCTGGCGCGCAGTGCTACCGAGCTCCACATTCAGATCGAAGAACTAGGTCGTAGAGCTTCTTAAAACTCAAGTAATTCTGAGTTATAAAAATAAGGGGAGGAGGCCTTGCTGCTTTCTCCCCTTTATGTTAATATAGTTAAAGTTTATGATAATCTATAAGATCACATTTCCAAACGGTAAGATATATATAGGTCAAACTATTCTTACTCTTTCTGAGCGAAAATATGGCCATTATCACGCTATCAAAAAATTTCCAAAAATTCCTATAGCTAGAGCTTTTAAAAAGTTTAAAGGTTCAGAAACTTGGGAAATTATAGATATGGCAAAAACTTTAGAAGAATTAAACGCTAAAGAGACTTACTGGATAAAAAAATTAAATTCTTGTATTTATGAGAAACCTAGTCAAGGTTACAATTGTAACTATGGCGGAAATTCTAGACAAGTTCTAGAGGTAACTAAAAATAAAATATCAAAAATCTTAAAAGGTCATAAATTAACTCCAGAACAGCGTGAACGCTTTCTTGAAACTCAACGAGCTAGAGTAGGTAAACCAAGAGATCCTGAGATAGTTTCGAAAGTTGTACAAGGTAATCAAAGATATTGGTCTTCGGATAAATTTAAACAAGATATTGAAAAAAGAGCTAGTTTACGAAGAGGTAAAACGGACTTTCATTCTATCGAGTCTAGAAGAAAAAATGCTATATCTAAGGGTGGGAAACCTTTTCATGTACTCAAAGATGGGAAATCTTTAGGTATATTTTATACGCTGAGAGAAGCTACATTAAAGTTTGGTCTAGCTAATCCTAAAATATGTCTATGTCTAAAAGGTAAAAAACCTCAATATAAGGGATTTACTTTTAGATACGCTCTGGAGTCAGAATATGTCAGTTAGTGTAACCTCATTATGCCGCCCACTCAAATTTGAGTCTTTAGCCACTAATGGGGATGTCACCGATCAAATCATGACCGAGGCCAGCCCCACTTCCGATTATCTTACTGCCAAAGGTCTAACTTTTGAAGGTACTACTGACTTTGCTTTACAGAAGCTGGGTAGAGTCATTATTAATATTGAACCAGATGCTACAGCAGTACCTACTTATCTAGCTAATGGAGAACTTAACTATATTGAGTATTTCAACAGCACTTCCGCAGTTACCGCTAATAGAACTCATAGAGTTGATTTAGGCTATGATACAAATTTAAGTCCCACTTCTGAAAACTGGACTATTTATTCTACTGATGGCACAACTCAATTAAGAACTATAGTATATTCTTATACGTATAGTAATGCTGATATGACTAATGTTACAATGGTGACAACCTAATATGAATCTTACAAACGTAGTTAATATAGTTAGAGGGATTTTAAAGCTTCGTGGAGGATCCGATAACACTATTATTGGAAATACCGGCGACGCTCTGAAGACTATTGATGCTAGAGCTGACAGCAATAATCCAGGCTTTGATTCTTATAATAGAACTAGAACGTCTGAACCTAATTTCATATACAACTATGAATTTAGTAAATCTAAATTAGATCTCCTATTTACAGAATCTATTACAGGTACAGCATCTTCAACCTTTGTGCCTGCTTCTGCGGCTTGTCGGTTAAGCGTAGGTACAGTTTCAGGTAATGGTATTATTAGACAGACTAAGTTATATAATCCTTATGAAGCTGGTATGTCATACTTCATGACAATGTCAGCTAATATAGGAGCTAAAAAAACTAATGTTAGGCAAAGACTCGGATATTACGATAATAATGATGGCATATTTTTTGAGCAAACCGGAACTACTTTAGGTATAGTTCGAAGAACCTCGACTAGTGGAGCTCCTGTTGATACTAGTACTTTGCAAGCTTCTTGGAACCTTGATAAGTTAGATGGCACAGGAACTAGCGGACAAACCTTAGATACCTCTAAGCACAATACATATGTGATAGATTTTATCTGGCAAGGAGCTGGTAAAGTTAGATTTGGAGTAGTATTAAACGGAGTTATAGTATATTGCCATCAACTGACTTTAGGAAATAGTTTGACAGTACCTTATCTAAGAACCCCAAGCCTTCCGATAAGATTCGAAATATCTAATACTGGTACTTCCGCCTCTACTACTACAATGAATATTTCCTCTGTATGTTTAGCTAAAGAAAATTCGGGACCTTTAACTCCTAGTTTAGTATTCTCAGCATCACGATTAGCGGTAAAAATAACATCCAATGCTACATTAAAACCTCTCATCTCAGTAAGACCTAAAACTACTTTTAATGGCATAACTAATAGAGTAGTTATAAAGCCTTTTAGATACTCAGTATATGCAAACCAACAAGCTATTTATTATCGAATATATCTTAATCCTACACTAACTGGAGCTGCATTCACTTCGGCTGCAACTAGTAGTGCTGCAGAGTATGATGTTACAGCTACTGCAATTACAGGAGGAACCTTAATTGCGGAGGGCTATTGTCCAGCAGCTAATGGAGTAAATTTAACAGAAGCTGATTTTTTATTTTTAGGACTAGATCTAGCTGGAACTGTTCAGGATACAATAACTATAGCTACAGTATCTATTGCTGGAGGTAACTCTGATACTTACGGAATTATAGGATGGAGAGAATTTCAATGAGTACTTATCAAGTTTCATGGTCTCAGGTTAGAGATTTTGCTAATACTAGATCTAAATCTATTCAGTATATAGATTTAAATTCCACTTATTATATTAATGTTTCAGATGGCACCTTTACCTTGGAATGTAGTATTGATAAAGATGGTGGAGCTGAGTGCCTAGAGTTTGAAGGCACTTATAAAGCCCTAGCTAACGTAACTATCGATAGTCGAGATGATCAAGGAGCAGTCATTCACAGATTTAAGGCGGCTAAAAAAGGTTGGGTATATAGCCTACTTCCTATTGAATTTGTTACTTCAACTCTTGGTAGCCTAGTTACTACTAAATATGATAATACTACTAGAAGTATAGCCACTCTAAAATTATATGATAATAATAATACTCTTATTACAGACCCAGCAGCAGTTTCAGGCTGCGTAAAAACTGTAGTAGACTTTGAACCTACTTTTGACTATGAGATAGTTTCTGGATTTGCTATTCAAAAGATACAACCAAATTCAGATCTTAGACTTTGGGTAGTAGCTGTGCCAGATGTGCCAGAAGTAGCAGGGGGCTCAAGGGAGATGTTGGGCGGATTTAACTTGGCCTATCTTCCAGTTCGTACTAGAATTGAGACAGATGGTAGAGCTTCTAAATACATGGCGTACAATGCTACATATCATACAAATAAACTAAGGATCATACTTAGACATGATGCAGGAGTAGCTCAAGATCTTTTAATAGGTTTTGAGATATTTATAGCATGATTATAGGATTTAGTAGGCCTAATAGCTGGAAGCCTTTCGCTCAAGCCATAATGCTAGCTGATCATACTAATTTTTCTCATACTTACATTAAAATCTATTCAGAGAAGTTAGATTGTACCTTTATTTTTCAAGCTTCAGGAAGCTATGTAAATATTATGAACTCTACTGTCTTTGAGACTCATAATACAATAGTAGAAGAGATTGCAATACCCATCTCTGAAGAAACTAGACTTGAGATTTTAAAGTTTGCTTTTCAGCAACTCGGAAAGCCCTATTCCCTCAAACAAATATTAGGAATTACTATATTCAGATTAGCAAGTCTATTTGGGATACGTCTAAGCAATCTATTCGCTGACAATGACGAGTCTTTTGTATGTTCTGAGTTAGTAGGGGATGTTATTAGAAAGTTCGTAAACCCTGCTTATGATTCTAATCTAGAGATAATCTCTCCGAAGGATATTCTAGTATATTTAGAAAGCACGTATGGCAAAACTCGTATTTAACCCAGATGGTGATAAGAAACCTTTTGTACTAGATAGCCATAAGCTAACAAAGCATACTAAGTATCTTAAAATGTCTCTAGCTCTTAATATAGCTTTAGTACTTTTCATCATAGTCAAACACCTAATTTAAACAAGTTCTTTAATAGAACCACTATCCAATTATGGACGTGTTTTTTATTAAACTAACATTCGTTTATTAGGAGTATTAAATGTCAGAAATCAGCACTTCTCCAACCCCAAATGCGGGTTCGGAGCTTATTAACCCATCCCAGTCACAAACCGAACAACAAGCTCAACCAAAAGCAGAACCTGCGAAAGAAGCTCCAAAAGCTTCAAATAAAAAATCTTACGAACTTAAAGTAAATAATCAAATTCGTAAAATGGAACTTGATTTAGATAATGATCAAGAAATCACCAAACACCTCAGCAAAGCTGCTGCCTTTGATTCTAAAGCTCAAGAAGCTGCAGAACTTCGTAAACAAATCGACAGTATTGCAGATTATTTGAACACAGCTAAAGGCGATAAAGCTACCATGCGCCAGCTTATCCGTGAATTAGGCGGGGATGAGCGTGAATTGGCTCAAATGATCATGGAAGAGCAGTTGGAGCAGGCTAAAAAGTCTCCAGAACAGCTTGAACATGAAAAAGTGCTTCAAGAACTCGAAAAAGAACGTAAACGTGCAAAAGCTTTGGAAGATGAGAAACAAAGTATTGAAATGCAACGTTTGCTCGAAGCAGAACAATCTAAAATTGATACAGAAATGACTGAAGTGCTTGAATCAGCAGGTGTTCCTAAGAATGCTTACTTTGTTAAGCGCTTAGCTGATTATGCCTTGATCGCTGCTCGCGAAGGTGTTGACGTGCCTATGAAGGACCTAGTGCCTTTGGTTATGAAAGAAGTTAAAGAAGATCTACGCCAGCTTATGGACCTAAGCAAAGATGAATTTGTTGAGGATTTACTCTCCAAAGACCGTATTGCTAATATCCGTAAGAAACATTTGGCAGCCTCAAGGAGCCAAGGACAGTCCATTAAGTCTGTTTCAAGCGTAAAAGATACCGGAAGTCAGCAACAGTCCGAAAAAGCTCTCTCTCCAACCGAGAAAAAAGTGAAGCTTAAAGACTATTTGTGGGGCTCAGGGAAACTTTAACAAGTTAATTGTATAAGGTTTGTTAAGCGACCTGTAAGAATTTAAGCAAGACGTGACTCCAACCGTAAGGCGAGTTGCCAATCTACCTTTTAAGACTATGGTAATCGCACAAAAGGGCGCGTAAGCGCATGTGTAACTAAATAATAATTTGAAAGGTAATGTAAAATGTTTTTATCACTAGACAGTCAATTACAAGACCAGCTCCTAAAATCTCGTTCACTCGGGTTGAGCTTGTCGATTGATGGCGCTACAGCTACTTCGGCAGTTGTAACGAACATCAACAACCCATCACTCCTCGTGTTGGCAACAGAAGGAAACGGCGCTCTTTTGACCGCTGTTGATTCGGCAGCTTCGGCTGTAACCAGCTTCATCTCGAACACTGCAGGTAAATTTGCAGCTATCGTGAAACTCGCAGGAAAAGACAGCATCAACGCTGCTCTTGATTGCCAAGTTAACGTTCCAGGAGCTCCAACAGCTGCTCATCCTTGCGATGTTCAGTTGACGGCTTCAGGCAACTTGTTGCTTCGTATTAACACTGGGGTCGATGTGTCGGCTACCGGAAACACAAAACTTGGGCTCGCAGTACGCTACGAACTCTTGAAATAATTAGAAAGAATAAAACATGAGTGTAGAAAATAATATTCAATCATTAAACGGTATGTTCAAGGAAAGATACGATAACAAAATCGCTAATCTTATCCCTGAAGGTTACCACGTATATAACCGCATTAAGTTCATGGAATCTGCGAAACTTGGTAACTTTTACCACTTTCCAGTGATTCTCGGAGCTGAACACGGGTTTACCCACGCTGGAACAACTGACGGTGCATTTAACTTGTACAACAGCGTTCCTGGCCAAGTACGTGACGCCACTGCTCAAGGCTATCAAACGGTTCTTCGTTCGACGATTTCGTACAGCGCTCTCTCCCGTACCCTCGGTGGAACAGCTGCTGCTTTCGAAAACGCAACGAAATTCGTTGTTGGCAACATGGTGAACAGCTTTGCAAAACGTAAAGAAGTTCTTTACATGTACGGACAATCTGGTCTCGGAACTGTAGCTTCATTAGCTGGAACGGTCATCACGATCACTACAGCTCAATGGGCTCCAGGGATCTGGTCTGGTATGCGTTCGATGCCTCTTGAGATTCGTTCTTCAGCTGGTGCTCTTCGCGGACGTTGCGTAATTCAGTCGATCGACATGGACAACCGTGCGATTACTGTTGACGCTCTTCCAGCAGGAACAGTAGCTACAGACGTTCTTTGGTATGAAAGCCAATACGGGAATGCAACTCCTGGTATTCACGACATTCTCGCGAACACTGGAACGCTTTTCGGTATCGATGCTTCGACATACGAACTCTGGAAAGGTAACACCTACTCAGCAGCAGGTGCTTCTTTGTCTTTCGCTAAGATCCAAGGTGCAATTGCTCGCGCAGTTGAAAAAGGTCTTTCGGGCGATGTTGAAGTTCTCGTGAACCCACGCACATGGGCAAACCTCTTGACTGAACAAACAGCTCTTCGTATGTATGACAGCTCATACAGCCGCTCTGAAGCTGAAAACGGTTCAGAAAGCATTAAATTCCACGGCCAAAACGGCAAAGTGGAAATCATTCCTTCGATTTATGTAAAAGAAGGTAATGCTTATGTTATTCCAATGAGCGATTATTTCGTAGTTGGTTCGACACAAATGAGCTTCAGCCTCCCAGGGTTGCCTGACCAATTCATTCGCCAGCTCGACAACAGCGCTGGTTTCGAATTGCGCCTCTACTCCGATGACGTCCTTGCTTCCCATTCGCCTGGACATGGCACGATCATCACGAACATTGTTAACTCCTAATAATTAGGTTTAACTTTCGTTTCTCCTTAAGGGTCCGGCAGGTTTAATTACTTGCCGGGCCTTTTTTTTTAAGTTAGTATAGATTCATGGCTGTTAAGAAAAAAGTTGACATCTTCTTCTATTAAAATTTAGAAGACTCCCCTATGGCGTTTGATGTCCCAAACGGAGAATGTTAATAGCTGAATTTACGTCTCTATCGTGGATAGAATTGCAAACTGAGCATTCCCATTCTCTTATCACTAGACCACTTAGTCCACTCGGTCCCGTCTTAGCTAGACAAGATGAGCAAGTAATCGTAGTGGAAACTTCGGATACATCTCTAACAATTCCTGACTGCCTAATGGCTTTATACTTCAAGAATTGTCGGAATAAACCCCAAGAGGCATCCGTTTCACTTTTACCGAACTTTTTCTGCATAGCCTTAGCTGAAACATTGCCTATATAAATAGTTTCATAGGTCTTAGCTAAATTAGTTGTAGTCTTATGCAAAAAGTCTTTACGTTGATTTTTAATTTTTTTATGAATATTTCGAGTCAGCTTCTTCTTTTTAGCTCTCTGAGCCCTAGCTAATCTAGCCTGTTGTTTTTTAAAAAATCTAGGATTTTCTATTTTTGAGCCATTAGATAGTGTAGCGAGTGTCTTAAGACCTAAATCAATTCCTATTTTAGAGTTTAGATTCTTATTCATATTTACTTGATTATCTTTACAGTTTAAGCTTAGATACCAATCTCCCATAGAATCTTGAGAAAAACATCCAGACTTAATTTCTCCAATTAGAGCTCTAGATCCTGGTTTTTCACCATCCCAGCTATTCCAAAAGTTAAGTTTAAAACCTCTATATATAGCAGTATTCCCTTTAATTACAATGCTACGAGACTTAAAAGGAACCCATCCCAGAGATTTTTTTGATCCTTTACTAATTCTCCAACGTAGCTTATTTTTCTTAGCCTGTCTTCGTCTTCTAGCATACTGTTCACAAATTGCTTGAATACTTTCTGAAGAGATTCCTAGGAGCTTACTAGAGCCTGAAGTTAGATTAATAAGATCTACCCAACTTAAAAATTTTGAATGATTGCGAATAGCTGCATGGGAAGTTGAATTGCAATAATTCCATACTTGATTTATAATAGGTGCTAAGGAGTTCAAGATTTTAGTGGAGCGTTTACCTTTAATCTTAAATCTATAGGTTAATATAGCATTCATACATTAATTAAATAATAAACTAACTTCTAAACTAAGTAAACTCTTTTCTGTAGTTTTTTTAAATAAACTAGGTTATACTGTAGTTAGTTAAGGAATCATAGCAGCTTATGAAAAAAAAAGACGAGATCGGTGGCAAGTTCGCCCTCATATCAACTCCTAAAGTATCAGAAGAGCAAAGAGCTTATATTGAGTCCTATTTCGATGCTGAGACGGATAAAGACATTAGGGACATGAACTCCTTAGAAGAAACTCAACGCATCCTAAAGAAATATCTCCTAGCTCGTATCATTGCCTTCCCTATTCACTGGTTGGCTCTCAGAGTGCTTCTAGGACGTAAAGATGCTAAGGCACTAACCCGACTCACAAAGTCATTCTGGAAGGCTATTAGGACGCCTCACATGGAACCTGAAACCATCACTAAATTCTTAGACTACTGTATTTAGGAGCTGGAATGAACCATCCTCAAGAGACCTATGAAACTCTCAGAATGGCTGTTGAAGAGTTTAGGTCATATAATAAGAAAGCCGTCCCTAGGGTTGTAGAAGTGCATGGCGAGCTCTGGGACTACTTCTGTCTACCTAATGCTATGGACTCTAGTCACGTGCCTATACATGTAGCTGGCTATGACCTAGAGCTCTATAGAGGCTTCTATGGCATTGATAAACTAACCATTAACAACGTACATGATTACTACATTCCTGGAAATCGTATTTGTAGCCACAATTTTGTGAAGTATGAAGGTTTCAGTGAAGTATATCGGTATTGCAAGAAATGTGATTTAAAACTGTTTGATCAGACTTAAGCGTAGCTGCACGCTAATATTTAGAGAATGGACCCTGAAGTCGCTTAAGGCCTACATTAAGCTTCATGGGGAACCTTTAGGTAAAGATGAAGATAAGAGAACCTACATAGGAACCTACTACTATAAGACCAGTCCTAATAATCTCAGCGTAGACTGTCGAGTCAAAAAGCTTGGCGGACTTTGGTTAGATGCCAATAATAGAGTGGAATTTTCGATAGGAAAAATGACCAGTTTCTTGGAATTTTTCGGCACAAAGGTTTACCATAAAACTTGGGGAATAACCGATATACCTCGTAGATTTTCTATATATTCAGCTGTAGACTCCATAATCAATAGAAAGTCTAGGTACTGATGTCTAAAAGACGCTGCCAGGCTTTAATAGGCTTAGGTCAATATCTAATCGATCATAATCTGGTAATAGAGGTCAATACAGCAGGTTACATAGACATTTGCAAGAGATCCTATGAAGGAAGCGCTAATTTTACTCTTCTAGGAAAGATGCTATTTAGCTCTAGACCTTATAAATCAATATTCATAGCTAATAACATTGGACCAAATGCTAGAGATTTTATAAAAGGAGTGTTGTGTAATGAAAGAACTGTTGATTAAAGTCATGCTTACTATCGTATTAGGCTCCACCTATGTAGTAGGTGCGTCCTACCTAATGGCTCGAGTGCTTGGAATTAAGCACCCATTTGCCACTCCTATCGTAGAGCAGCTCCCGTTCCACGAGATGTAAATGCGGAAGTGTATCTTTGCGGCTAGATTATTAAAAGACTTTGGACCTTTTGAGCAACAGGAAAATGCTCATTTTGTCTGGGACTTCTTTTATCTATCGCAGGATAAGTCTAGAGACCACATAATGGCCTTCATAGGCACTAAGAAGTACGAAATAATATTCCAGCCTAGCAGCATAGCCATCCTATATGTGAACAACTCCAAAGAGATTATAATTGATATAGGCGCTAAGAAAGCTACTATTGAGATATATGGAGACTATACTAAGGTCTATAAATTCAAGACTTTAGACTATAAGCTATTGCTCAAGACCTTAAAAGAGTTTGATAAATATTAATTAGCTTGATTAGGTGCGGAAGACGAGTTAAATTAGAGTCATTCGCACTCATAGCATCTTTAAGTTCATAGATAAGTTCAATAGCCCACTAGACACCATCCGAGAAGAAGTCTGGAACAGTGCTAAACGTAGGCTAGAGGCAGAAGGCTGTTTTGGAGAAACCTTTACGGTATGTCTAACTGGGGTTAAGCGTAGTAAAAAGACTGGCGCAAAAGAATATACCGTGGAAATTAAAACATCTGTTGAATGATTAAGGTTTAAATACCCGATTGCCACTAGCGGGTGCTTTTATTTGAAGATGACACCATCCCTGGGTGCTTTTAGGGTCTTCTAAATAGAGGCCAAGTTCCTCTAAAAGTTTAAGATTATTCAGGCAGAAGGCGTCTAGCTTCCCGTCTCTATCTTCGAGATCACAAGCTGCGCAGATGCGATGATTGGATTTCTTAGCCCCTCCAGCAGCCGTATTTGCAACTTCTGTGCGATAACCGCTAGTAACCTTCCTATACTGTCCAAACTTGATTAGAAGGCCGTTTACTGCCGACAAAAGGCGAGCAAGGTCAGCTCTTTGGTCCTGAGGCAGGTCTTCCAGTTTAATTCGTCCCATTAGATATTCGGCCACAGAAATAAAAGGCATATACTATTAACTTGTTCTTGCTCAGGTAAACAAGTTATTGATATGGCTACTCCTCTGCCCCCAGTCGGCTATACTCAGGTTACTTTAGGTGGAACAATCTATAATGTTCCTAATACTGGCACCTCTCCAGTGTGGTCAGCTCAACTTAACGAATATTTGCTAGCTTTGGGTGAGCAGGTTAACGGCCTTGCAGGTCCATTTGACGTATTAAACCGTCTAGCCATCTACAGCACAGCTCCTACAGCCCTAACTGACTTTTCTAACGTAACAATTGATCCTACAGTTGTAAATGGAGCTATTGTAACGTATAGTATGAGATATACAACTTCATCAGCTACAGCAGTTGAGTTGGGACAAGCTTACGTAGTGTACGACCCAAATAATGCAGCAAGTTCTAAGTTCAACATAGCTAAACAAAATGCTGGCAGTGCTGGATTTAATCTTTATGTAACTGACATTGGTCAGGTTCAAGTTTACTTGGATGGAGCTCCTGCTGGAACTGGTTTTAACATGCGCTTGAGAATGAGCGTGAAAGCTTTTGAACTTTAAGAAGGATAGATAATGGCTAACAACTTTACTAAATTCGATCAGGGCGTAAATCTCAAGGGATCCACGGCTGTTTTAACAGACTCTGGAGATATTAAGTATGACTCTTCGGTAAGTGCCTTTATTGGAAATGCAAACGGAGCCACTGGTAAATTTGTTCTTAATCCTTCAACTGAGGCTTTAACAGCTGGTAGTATTTCTACTACAGGTAATTTAAACGTAGGTGGAAACGTATCTGTAACAGGAACTTCGGTTCTTATCGGTGCCGCAACCCTCTCTTCAGTAACAGCTAACAGCCTTACAGTTACCGGTAATACCTCTTTAGCTGCAATGTCGGCTAACTCCGAAACTGTAACTGGAAACAGCATACTCGGTGCAGTGTCTTCTAATTCTTTATCAGTTACTGGAAATAGCGTATTAGGGGCTGTTACCTCAAGCTCTGAGACGGTCACAGGCAATCTTTTAGTCAACGGTACTGCTACGGTAGGTACTCTGGCTGTAACAGGTGCAGCGTCCATCACAGGAGCTCTCAGCGTAACTGGCAATGAGACCCTTCAAGGTAGCCTTACAGTTAATAACAATGCTACTATCACAGGAACTATTGGAGTAAGCGGTGCAGCTTCATTAGGTAACCGCATCGTATTCAATGAAATCGCAACTCCAGCTTCTCCAGCTGCAAGTGCGTTGGCAGTATATGCTAAAAATGATAATAAACTCTATAAATTAACTTCAGCTGGTGTTGAAACTGAAATTGGTGCCGGAGCTTTGGGTGGATTTAACTTCCTCACTATGGTTACTGGATCATTTGCTCAAACTCAAACTGATAACTCCAATTTTGAAGGATCTATTGGAAGCTGGGCACTCTACAACGATGGTGCTAACGCTGCTCCTACTTCAATGAGTGGCGGAACTCCAACAGGCACTACTCTCGTAACAACAGGAACAAATCCTCTTGACGGCGCGAGCTCACTCCAATTCACTAAAGATGCAGCTAACCGACAAGGTCAAGGCTTCTCCTGTACAGCTACAGTTCCTCCAGCTTATCGTGGACAGAATGCTACTATCATCCTACCTTTTAAAATTACTGGCGGATCTATTGTACAAGGCGATCTTAAAGTATTTGCCTATGCTATTGATGGATCAGCAAGTGGAACAATTACTCCATTTAATAATGACATCGTAGGAACTCAAGGGATTCTTTACAGTGTTCTTCCTCTCCCTACAGATGCTACTCGTTATAGAGTTGGTGTGCACGTTGCTTCTACTGGAGCAGTGGCCACTACGGCGGTATTTGATGATATTCAATTCGGACCTCAACAAGCTACGTTAGGGATGGCAGGAACTGACTGGAATTCCTATACCATGAATATCACAGCGACTACTTCCAATCCTACAAAAGGCACTATCGTAATAGATAACGCTCAATGGAGACGTATTGGCGATAGTATGCAGATATATTTCCAGTATGCTCAATCTGGAGGGGGCGCTGCGGGATCTGGAGTGTATCTCTTTTCTCTGCCTACTGGGTATACAATCGATACCGCAAAACTGACGCCTAGTGATAGGGCTGAAAGAGCTATGGTAGGTCCAGCGCTTATCGGAAACAATGATGTTACTGGCGGTAATCCTGCCATAGTCCAAGCTTATAACTCTACTAATTTTGCCATAGTATATCAAACAGCAGGAACTCATACGCATGTTACTAGCGGAAACTATTTGTTGTCTGGAGGTAGAAACTTTGCGTTCTTAGCAACGGTACCTATCGCAGGCTGGTCTTCTAACGTCACCATAGCCAATAGCTCTACTTATAAAATCAGCTCCTATCTAGCTTCTGGAAGCCGAGTAACTGGCTCAGCTCCTACTCTTTTAGGTCAATATCGCTCATATCTAAGAAATGCTTCAGCTAACACCTTCACAGAAACTAGCGGAGATCCAACAACTACTCCTACTAATGCTGATGGCATTTTAATATATAGAAATACAGCTTGGGGAACAGTTAACTCAAACAACCAGCCTACTAAGTATGATATTTTTGTAGGTAAGAATAAAAATGCTAAATTTGTATTTTTTAAATCAGCAGGGCGCACTGGTGTAGTTGATATTACTCCTTCTCAGTTTAATAGCACTACTTTGACTGGGTATGTTACTGATTATGATCCTACTACAGGTATTGCAACAATTGTAGCTCCCGCCAACTCTTCTTCAACAACAGCTGCAAATACAGGATTTGACGAGACAGGTGCAGCAGTTACATCTAACGTATATTTCGACATCATTGTTTCTGAAAATGCTCTTGCAGTTGGAATTCAAAGTCCTAGAAGTTATGTAGTAGTTTCTACTGGAAATGGTCATGGATCTACTAATACTAAAATTCGACGATTTACTACTATAGATAGTAATATTGGTAGCGCTATAACCTATGCCGATAGTGCTACATTAGGGGGTTCATTTACTATTAATGAAGATGGAATTTATTCTATTATTTATAATGACTATACTAGCGGTGCTGAAGCAGGTATTGGAATTTCTCTAAACTCTACGGAGCTTACTACAGATATTAATTCATTAACTAATTATAAAGATCGTATAACTTTGGCTAATGCAGGAAATATAAGCTCTAATAGCTGCATCTCTGCTACAATATTTATTGCAGCTGGTGGAGTTATCAGGGCACATAATGCCCCTACTCTACCCAATTCTACACTTAATATAACTCAATTTAGAATTACGAAAGTGAGTAACTAGTTTATGAGAAAATCTCGTAAACCTAATTTAAATGCACTAGTAAGAACTTTAGGCTATAAAAGCTGTTTAGTTTGCGCTACTCCCATTAAACTTAGAATTACTAGAGATTTAGTTCGTAAAAAATATTGTAGTAAAGCTTGTGTAGGAAAAGCTACAGTAGCTAAAATGCCTGCCGAGATTCTAAAGAAAAATGCAGAACGCTTTAAATCTAAAGAATTTAGAGAACATCAATTAAAATTTATTTTACGCGGTATTGAACATCCAAGATATATAAAAGACAGATCTAAATTAAAAGCTAAACGGCCTCCATTTGAGAATAAACAATGGACAAAACAAGTTTTTGAAAGGGACAACTACACCTGTCAATTTTGCAAAAAAAGAGGTGGAAAACTTCAAGCAGATCATATTAAACCATATTCTAAGTTTCCAGAGATTAGATGGGATTTGGATAATGGTAGAACTCTTTGTATACCTTGTCATAAAACTACAGATACTTATGCTGGAAAAGCCAGAACTTATCTAAGAAGGATGCAAAATGCCGAGTCGAAGTAAAGCCCAGTTTCGCTATATGCAGTACTTAAAGCATGAAGGTTCCCCTAAAGAACGTTCTATGACTACTGAGTATCTATCTAGTGAAAAGCCTGGCGATTATAAGAAGCTTCCTGAGTCAATAGATCATAATTTTAAGAAGATTAAAAAAGCATTAGGAAAACGATAAAATGGCTATAACTGAACTAGACTATGCACAGGTAATCAAAACTTCCTTCGATGACTCTGCATCTGCTCTGCGAGTGCTCGCATCAGTTCAGGCTTCTACAGCTCCAGTGGCAGTTTCGTCGATTGTTCCTATCGCTATCTCATCTTCTATTCCTCTAGCTATTTCAGGAACTAGTGCAGTATCTGGGACTGTAGATGCCAACGTACTAAACTCTTTAGCTGTAAGCTCAATAGTTCCAGTAGGAGTGTCGGGCACAGTAGCAGTTAGCGGCGCAGCTTTAACAGCTACCCTAGCCGGCACAGCAAATGTATCCGTAGTAAATTTCCCAGCCACCCAAGCAGTGTCCGGAAGCGTAAGCGCTGAAGTAATTAACCAGCTTGCAGTGTCCTCAATCGTTCCAGTAGCTATTTCAGGAACCAGCGCTGTAAGCGGTGCAGTGTCTGCAGAGATTACGAATCCATTAGCAGTATCTTCACTCCCACAAATAGGAGTTAGTGGGACAGTAGCAGTTTCAGGAGCAGTTAGCTCTGATATCATAAATCAATTAGCTGTATCCTCAATAGTTCCAATTGCTATCTCCGGGACCTCAGCAGTCAGTGGTAGCGTATCAGCTAGTGTAATAAATAGTCTAGCAGTCACCTCAATGCCAGCTATTGCAGTCAGTGGTACTTCAGCCGTCTCTGGAGCTGTATCTGCAGAGATTACAAACAATCTTGCAGTATCTTCAATCGTACCTATCTCAGTATCCGGAACTGCAGCAGTATCCGGCACAGTTTCGGCATCTATCCTAAATAGCTTAGCTGTTACAAGTATGCCAGCAATAGCTGTTTCTGGAACTAGTGCTATCTCAGGTTCAGTATCAGCTGAAATTATTAATAGTCTAGCAGTAACCAGCCTTCCTCAAGTGGGAGTAACAGGAACAGTAGCTGTATCTGGGTCAGCCCTAACAGCAACGCTTGCAGGAACGTCTAATGTAAGCGTAGTTAACTTTCCAACAACTCAGGGTATCTCTGGAGCTATCAGCTCAACAGTGACCTCGTTGCCTGCTGTAGGCGTTTCTGGAACAGTAGCTATTAGCGGTAACGTTAACCCTTATACAGTTCTAGGCTATGCAGGATCAGCGGTACTAATTCCTCCAACAGCTATCCAGGCTTCAACAGGAACCATTCAGTCAATTGGCACTATACCAGCTAACGTTAAAGCTGTACGAGTGGCTGATACTGTAGGATTCTATTTAGGTATCTACATTGGAGCTACAGCAAGCCCAGCATTCGTAATTGAGCCTGGAATGGCAGACCAACTTCCATATATCAATGCAGCTAGTGCAGCAGTATCAGCTCGCTATTTAGAGAACGCTTCTCCAACAGCAGGAAGCATATTAATTGAATGGTTAGGATAATCCGATGGGTGCTACCTTTATTCAAGGAACAAAAGTACGAGCTCTTAAGTCGGCCCTTGACCTAAACGGAGCTGCAACTATTGACGGGTCGCAAATTGCGGCCTCAAAGATCGTTATTACGGATGCTAGTAATAACGTCATAACCTCAGCCATTGCAGCCAGTGCTCTAAACAGCCTCACAGCTGGCACCACAGTAAACGTTAATCCTAATGAAATAGCTTTCGGTAACGCAGCTTCAGCAGTAACTTCAAGCCCAGCTCTAACCTACACTCCATCAGCAGGCACCTTTGCCATCAGTGGAAACTTCCAAAATGTAGGAACAATCACAATAGAAACTGTCCAAGCGGCGTCAGTTTCGTTTGCTAATAATGCTACTACTCAGATTCTCTCAGTTCCGACAGCTAACTTTAACAGCCTTCAGATTGAATATAGCGTAACTAGAGGAACTAACCGAGAAGTTGGCATGGCCTATGTGGTGCAATCTGGTGCATCTGCCTCTGTGGCGGTGCAACAAGGTGCAATTGGAGATTGTGGGCTAACCTTCTCTTCTTCAGTGATTTCTGGTAACCTAGGGGTATCTGGTACATTAACCAACGCTACTTCAGCAGCCACCTTCTCTTATTTATATAAGCGCTGGCTCGGGTAGCATGAACAAGTTTATAATAGGGTATTTAGATTATGTCAAATAGCATCAGCCAGTTAGATTATCCTCAGGTCATTAGGTCGTCATTCATTGATGATGCTAATGCTTTACGTACTGGCTCACCAATCGCTATTGAAGTTAATGTCCAACCAGGAGCTTCCACAGGCGCTGTGACGGCTTCTATCCTTTCTTGCCCTGGTACCCGCAATCTTAACTTAATTGCTCTTGTAGGGGCTTCTGGGCTCGCCACAGCGGCCTCAGCTACCCTACAGTACAGCCCATCAGATGAAGATGCAGTTTGGATCAACACCTCAGTTACTCTCAATTCTGCCACAGCTGCGGCAGCAACTACAGCTGCTACACAAATTACAAATTTACTAGCCCGACGCGTTCAATTAGTACTCAATACTGCCCCATCAGGCGGAGATGTGACTTT